GTTGGTTCCGATGTGCAACAGCATCGCCGACCTGATCGAAGCGCGGCTGCCGTCATGGCCGATGCGCTACGATGGTTGGAAATGCTCAGACGACTGGTGCCCGAACTGGGCGGCATGTCGTGGAAAGCACTTGGGTGTCGGCATTCGGCCGGCGAACTGGTAACCCGAAAGGGAAGGAGCAATACAAGATGAGTAACCGAGACAGGGCGATCATCGCCCAAACGTCAGCGAAGGTGGCAGGCGAGTTGTGCCACGGCAAAGGCATTGAAGGTCTGACAGAGTACGCGGCTGTTGCCGAGTTCGTATTCAACGACATCCTCGACAAGGCTGGGGAAACAGCGTCGCCTGCAGCGTCGCCTGCGGCGGCTCCGCCGGTCATGGCGGCAGCGCCAGCACCGTCGCCTGTCGCTCAGGTACAGGCAGCGTTCCCAGGTGCAGAGATAGCGATAGCACCTGGTGCGGACATCTCGCCGCCGGCTCCGCCAGCGCCACCGGCTCCTACGGCGGCGAAGCCGGCGCGGGGTGCCCGCAAAGCCGTCCAGCATGACGAGAATGGTTTCGTCACTGATGGTCGGCAGGCCGCATGGAACGTCGCGTTTCTGTGTGCCGGCACGAAGACCGACGACGGCAAGGTCGTCGTGTTCGACAACAAGCGCAAGAAGGAGTCGGGCGAGTGGAAGGCCACCGCAGCGGACTTCAACATCTCTGAGGCGGGCGCAGCCAAGTACGGTCTCGGCGACAAGCGCATTGGGTTGTGGCTGTCGGACGCACCGACCCATATTCAGGCCGGCGACGGCAGCATCCATGTCTTCAACGTGGAGGACATGCACGCACGCTGCGGCTCGTAATGGCTGATCTGCCGGCACCATTGTCGCCTGAGCAGATCGAGCAGCGGTTACGGGAAGCGGCCTCCGACGGGGAGGCTGCTCCCGCAACCAACTACAGGTACATCGAACCGACCTCCACGGCGTTCGATTCGTTCGTCGACTACGTCCGCAACGACGAGGGTCGGTTCCTGCTCGGCTTCCCAGAGGTCGACCTCGCCATGCGTGGCCTCGCCAGAGGCGAGATGCTCCTGGTTGTGGGCCACTCGCACAACGGCAAGTCGCAGGTGCTGTACAACTCGATCATCACGGCACTGTTGAACACCAACGCCCACATCCTGCTGTTCTCGCCCGACGAGCCACGCGAACTCATCGCACAGAAACTTCACTGCATCGCATACGGACGCAACGGCGAAGAACTCGAACAGCAGATCAAGGACGGCAACCAGACCGTCCTCGACGAGGTCCGAACGGCATCCAAGACGCTGTTCAACAGGATCCTCATCAACGACGCAGCGTTGACGTTCAGCCAGATGGGCGACGCATTCAAGGAAGCTCAGGACTACTGGCAACGCAACCCCGACTTCGCGATGGCCGACTACCTCGAACTACTACCAGGCGAATCCGACCACAACGGCGTGGTCGCCAAGGCGCAGGGTTTGAAACGGTGGTGCAAGGAAGTGTCTGTGCCGCTCGCTGTCGTGCATCAGGCTGGCCGTGGATCTGGAGACCGGCACAAACCGTCGACGATCACGGCCGGCAAGTTCGGTGGCGAGCAGGAAGCGTTGGCGGTCCTTGGCGTGTACCGGCGACGCGACGACCCGACGCTGTCCTATGTGGAGAAGTGCTACCACTCCGTGTCGATCAATGTTCGGGTCAACAAGAACAAGCGGCCTCCGAACCGGCTCGGTGACTTCGAGTATTTCATCTGCCCGCACACCGGTCTGATACGCGAGTACAGGGACGACGACATCCCCCCTGATGACAGGTACATGCGGTGACTGATCGTGTCGCCATCGGCGACAAGTTCTGCCACCTGTTCCGAGGCAACGCCCTCGCCAAGGACACACCTGACGGCGACTTTCGCCCGTGGCGTGGCGAGGACGGCACCCCGATGCCGGCCCGAGGCCCAGTCTTCGAGGAAGCCATCCACAACCACCTGTGGGGCGACTACCTTCTCGGTGTGTACCCGCTGATGGAGGTCGAAGGATCTCCGAGTTGCAACGTCGGATGGCTCGCCGTCGATTGGGACGAAGGCGACCCGTCGTATGTCCACGCCGTCAACGTGCAGGGATTGTTGACGCAGCTCGGCATCACTTCGTGGGTTGAGTCTTCCCGATCCAGAGGCTTCCACCTGTGGGTATTCCTGAAAGAAGACATTCCTGCTCAGATGGGCCGCAACGCCATGTTCGCTGCATGCCAGATAGTTGAAAGCCCCACCAAAGAGGTGTACCCGAAACAGGTCACGATGCCCGCTAAGGGCTTCGGCAACGGAATACGCCTACCATATGCACAGAACCGCCCAGAAGGCCGCCAGGAGGCTGTACGGGGCTCTGAGAGCAACCTGACGTTAGAGCAGTTCACCAACGAAGCGTTCGATTCGATGGTGAACCGTCAACAGATCGTCAAACTGGCCTCCCTGTACCAACCGCCGGCATCGAACAGACCTCTGCACACCCCGAAGTTCACCCACACCGGCACGAAGATCGGCGCCGACTTCAAAGCCGTAGCCCGAGACATATGGGACCAAGGCCCCACGCATGGCGACCGTAGCCTCGCACTGTTCTCGTTTGCCTGCTCCCTGTTCAGGCAGAAGTACACGCCAGACGCCGTGTACGAATGGACCCGACAATGCGACCTCAAATGGGGGCAGAAGTTTGCTGCCCGAGGCGAAAGCGGAGAGAAGCAGCTACGCAAACTCGTCGATGACGCAGCCATCAAGATGGGACGATGACATACAGGTTCACGATTCCAGGTCGACCCAAGTCGAAGAGCCGGCCACGGTTCGCACGCGGCCGCGCATACACCGACAAGAAAACCCTCGACGCCGAAAAACGCGTCGCCGAACTGTACAAAGGACCGTACTTCGACGGCCCAGTATCGCTGTCATTCACCTTCCACCCAAAGAAAACCGTCGTCACCATCAGCGCCCTCGACGAAGAAATATCACCATTGACCGCTGACCTCACCAATCTGTGTAAAATGGTTGAAGATGGACTCAACGGCGTGGCCTACTCCGACGACAGACTTGTGCAGAAACTCTCCGCACGGAAGAAGAAATAGTGAGTAGCCCGTTCTCCGACCTCCCATGGGATCAGAGGTACGGGTCAATGGGCGACGAAGCCGAAGGGGCGTTCGAGGAACGCACCGAAGGGTGGGCACGGTACGGATTCAACCGACCGCCCTACTCGATACAAACACTGCCGCTGTTCCTGCGATACACCCCCGACTACGTCACCGTCAACACACTGATCGAAGTCATGGGATGCGGCAACAAGGGTCTCAAGCTCAAGCAGGAAAAACTGTCGGCTCTCACAATGTGGGACGGACACATGCCGGTATGGCTGTGGGTGTGGTCAACACCGAAACAACAGCACGCATTCATGCCGCTGAAAACGATCACGAAACTGATCGATCAGGGAGAAACGACATTCGGGTCGTTTCGAGAGGGTAAAGCATACTACGGCTTCAAGCCGTCCCTCTTCCCCTGGACAGATCATGACCCCGTCATCGAATGAGGGACGCCGCAAAGAGGCCCTCTACGACCCGCTCCTCCCGCGAAGCCAGTCGGTCACAGCGTTCGACCGTCCCTTCTCGGCAACAGAGGCGCTCATGTCTTGCGCCCCTTTCGACGAACCCGAAGAATCCATCATGGAGCAGCTGGAACTCCGCGACGTTCTCGCCGACGCCCTCGACACGCTCGATGAAGAAGAACGATGGATCTTCGACATGCTTGTGGTCGTTCGCCTATCTCTCCGCTTCGTCGGCCGCGTCGTCGGCATACCCAAAACGACCCTGGCGCGACGACGCGACAAGGTCATAGCGAAACTCCAGCAGCAACTACTGGAAAGCCCCGAAGTGCGAAACCGTGTCCGCTAACCCAAATCGGGCGGAGCGGCCTCCACGCAGCAAGAAATGAACTCCATCCATTTCTCCAACCAGATCAGCACTTCCTTCTGAGCCAACCAGTTGCCGGCAGCAGCCTCATCCCAGGCGCATAGCAACGCGACGATCTCATCAGTGTTGAAGACCGTCAACACGCCGAGAACGTCTTCGCTCCACTTGGCGTGGGTGCCGTCCTGAACGTCGAACAGGCCGCTGGTGCGGTCCAGTTCGTCGCTGATTCCCTTCTGGAGCTCCTGCCGCACGGGCCCGTTGAACCAGGAAGCCCACTCCGACTCAAAGTCGATGGGGGCTTCTCCGCTCACGACCCGAGGCGCGCTTTAGCCAGAGACTTCACAGCAGAAAGCATCGCCGCAGCGGCAGCCATAGCGGCCGTCCGAAGCGTCGACGCGTCACCGATAACGAGAACAGCGGCGAAAGCCTGCACGGCAGTCCATGCCGCACGCTCGCCCCACTGCCCCCACGAAAACTTTGATGAAGTAGTCACTTCTTACCCTTCTTTCCAAGGCCAGCCTTATCATAGGCGATAGCCGTTGCCTGATCCTTCGAGTAGCCCTCGCTGATCAGTTTGCCGATGTTGTGCGACACCGCAGTGCGACTCGCCCCACGGCGAAGAGGCACGGTCAGTACCCTGGCCGACGAGGCTTCTTCTTGCCGGCCATCAATCGTTTTCGTCGAACTTGGAACGCATCCCGTTCGCCATGCGACTGATAGCACCCGAGGTCAACGTGCCAAGATTTTGCGTCGGACGCTTCACGCTGTCGACGAGGACACGGCCGGTCGCTACCAGCCTTGGCATTGAACGATCCTTCATGGCGTCCTACTTCCCGAACGGGCGGCCGCCATTGTTGGCGTTGCCGAGCTTTGTTGCACGCAGGTACGCAGCAGCCTTCTTGGCCTTCTGCGACATGTCCCACATGTTGAACGACGACGTTGAGTCATACGGCTGGTCGTTCTGACTGCCGAATGTTTCCTCAAATGTTCCGTAACCAGTGTCTTTAGGCATCCAAATGTCCTCCTACAACAGGAACAAAGCGTCCCACGTTGTCTGATCCACCACCCCGTTGGGGCGTAGAAACCCCACAGCCCGCTGAAACGACTTCACAGCCGCCTTCGTTCTCGACCCGAACACCCCGTCGATGCCGCCAGGATCATGGCCCCTGTCCCGCAGGCGCCCTTGCAGCAACTGAACCATCTGGCCTCGAGACCGACGGGCCTTCGACAACGGAATGTTGTCGAGCTTCTCCCCCAACCCCCTGATGTACCGTGCGATCCCCTCGAAATCAATGGTCGACGGGTTCCCCTCGTACACGACGCAACCATTCTTCAACCATGCGTACAACTCCGACCCTGGACAGGTCGTCGCCGCCAGATCCTGATGCCCCTTCAACCACAGTCTCCCTCCGTAGCGGCCCTGAATGTCTTCGATGACTTCGGTAATGCTTACGAGGGCGACCTCAGGGACTTTCCTGCCGCCATAGCCCGTGTAACAGATGCTCTCTGTTTTGAAGTTGTTGTGCTTGGTCGCTCCAGAAACTATCCCTGGGCCGCGCCCCTCGTAGATCACTCCGCGTTCGTCAACAAGCCAGTTGTAGGCGATGGCGTTCCAACCCCGAGTGTCCATGTGGTACCGCTCGTAGGCTCGGACCGCAGCAACGCCGGCAGGCGGGTTCGCTACGCCAGAGTGATGAACGACTATTCCCACCACACGGGAAGAACGAAGCCGCGTGAATGCTCGCTTCGGCGGTCTCGCATGCCAATCAGTGCGTGAGATGAAGTCCATCAACCTAACCTGCTTTCGTCCCAGCAAGCCTAGACGTTGCGGACCTCAATATCGATCATGCGTTTCATGTCGTCCTCCAGCTCACGCTGGGAACGAATCAGCTGGTTGCGGCGCTCCTCAGGCGTGTTCGCCCGCAGACCGCCACCAAACATCGTAGACAGGAACGTCGTCATCCAACGCTTCTCGTACTTCTCCTCACCAGGGATGAGGCGGCGAAGCCGACCCATGAACGGCATCATCTGATCCAACACATACAGGTCCGAATCAGTCATCTTCCATTCGCCCTGCCGGTTCTTCTGCGCCTTCCCCAAACCACCGAGGAGCGGCATCAAACCAGGAATGTTCGCATACGACGGCGGCACATTCTGGAAACGACCCTTCAACGGCAGATCAGCGAAGAACTGCTTCCCTGCCCACAACTCGATAGGCAACTTGGCATACGGGAACGCTGCTTCAGCGAACGCCCTGGTTGCCATGTCCAACGGCTTGATGCCCGTGATCGGCCGGTCATCGGACCGCATCCAACGGTTCAGATCCTTGAACGGCAAATCAGGCAGGACGTACAGTTGCGATCCGTCCATCCTCCACGGCAAACGGATACCCAGGTTCTCCATGAAGTAGTCGGGCACGACGCCTTCGGCGTCGCTGGCGTACTCGAGTTCGCCCTTGATCTGCCGCAACCTCGACCACGCTGCCGGCCGATTCCCAATCGATTCGATCAGCACCGGCAGGATGTTCTTCTGCCACTTCCAGAACGGGATCACCATCTTGATCTTCGCTTCTGTGGGTGTCAGTTCGCTGTAGTCGAAATGGAACTTCCTGACCGTCTTCCAAGCGTTCTCCAAGGTGCCGCCATGATCCATGACATGGCGTGCAGCAGTCATACGCACCATGAACTCGGCGTCCGTGTTCGCCGACCGCACCGCCTTGAACGGCCAGAAATGCGCCCGCAACGGATTCCAAGTCCCCAACGAAGACATGGCAGACTTCTCCGCCACCTCGATGGCGGCCTGACCGCCACCAGCGATCCCCGACCGCTCAATCTCATTGAAGACCCGCCAGTCCCGATCAGTGGCGTTACGGAACACACCACGCACACCAGGCAGCTTCGTCGGCGTCGCCGTGCTGGCCGTCTTCCACGCCAGATAGGCGCTACCCGTCCCAAGGTGGCCGGCCACCGGCTGCTCCAACACGATGTCACGGGCCTTCGCCGTGTCCCTGAGATGCTGCAGGTACTTCTTGTCCCCGACCGCTTCAATCGACGCTTTCATCGCTGTCCGACGCATCGCCGAAGTCTTCATGTGCTGACCCATCTCAACACCCAGAATCTGAGAGTTGATCCAAGTAGCACCCATGATGTTACGAATCACGAACCCAGGCGTAGCCACCGCCTGAGCCTTCCAATAGTTCAACAACGACCGATACCCCTTCGTCCAGTCAGCCATCGCACTGGCACTGTTGAGCTTCGCAGCAGCCAGCGTTGCCGCAGCGAACAGGTCGGCGGACTCCTTCATGTTGACCGCTGAATACCCGTTCAACCACGGCCCCGTCAACTGGTTCGACAACGCCTCGTTGTACGCATGCTGGAACCCCTGCATGTTGCGTTCCTGATTGAGCGCCTTCAAAGCGGTCTCCTGGCTGTCCGCCGCCGAGATGCGCCGGCCCAACTCCGTTGACCGACGGGCACGGCTCATTTCCAACTCGAGTTCCATGGCCTGCTCTTTGGCGGACTGTAGGTACTTCTGCTGGTTGAACAACTCGTCAGGTGTCAGTACGTCCTTCTGAGCGATCAGACGGGCCTCTTCCAGGCCACGCTCCAGATCGGGTGCTATGCCCTGCCACTTCTCCGCTGCCGCCTTGGCCTCTTCCAACGCTTCGCCGTACAGGCGGGCGTTGGCGAGGCCGCCAGCTTCCGCCACAGCAACCTTCTCGGCGATGTATACGAGATCGGGAAGATCCCCTGCGGCGATCTGGGCGCTGACGGCCCGCAGGAAGTCGTCATCAGCGGC